ACCCGAGCATGGGATCTGGCCGCAACCAAGGATGGAGGAGACTGGACTGTTGGATTTAAGTTTGGCAAACTACCAGACGGTCGTGGTATTATTCTGGATATAGTGAGATTCCAAAGAGGTCCAGATCAGGTTCGATTAGCATTGAAAAATACCGCTGACTTAGATGGCAAGCAGGTTAAGATTAGAGGTCCACAAGATCCTGGTCAAGCCGGTAAAGATCAAGCTCAACAGTTGACTATGCTGCTTACTGGTTATAAGGTAGAATTCAAAACGGTATCCGGAGACAAGACCATCCGAGCCGAAGGATTTGCCTCGCAAGCGAACGTGGGTAATGTGGTCATGTTGCGTGGATCTTGGAACCATGCTCTAATAGAAGAGTTGAGGTCTTTCCCGAATGGAGTACATGATGACCAGGTGGATGCTGGCTCCGATGCCTTCAATGACTTAATGGGATCACCTGACGTGTTGTCGATGTGGGAGAAATTGGGTAAATAAGGGTTGCCCCACTGAAAATCCTGACTTACAATTGCCTGGCAGTGAAAGCCGAGGGGATCGATCTCGGATTGTCCAAAGGGGGGCAAGTCGCAGGTTTGCGTCAAACCGAGTACCACCTCACGCCGGTTCACTGCTTCAAATTTGAGGATCATAATGGCTAAACGTGACATTACCAAGACTGTAGACAAAGCTTTCGCAACTGACGAAGCCGCACGCCTTGCTGCCACAGTCAATGATTCGTTCAACAACTTCGCACAGAAGATGGGTGTCGGTGCAGACAACCCTCTTTCCACTTCTTCTTACGGCTTCAATCCAGTTACGCGCGTTCGTACCTTGCTCGAATGGATCCATCGCGGCTCATGGGTGGGCGGAGTAGCGGTTGACGTAATTGCAGATGATATGACTCGCGAAGGAGTCGATCTGGACGGTGAGCTCGACCCTGATGATATTTCCCGTTTGCACCGCGAAGCCAATCAACTGAACATCTGGGCACAGGTTCGCGATACTGTTGCCTGGTCGCGTCTTTATGGTGGATGTCTGGCTGTCATGTTGATAGACGGTCAGGATTCTTCTACCCCCTTGCGATTAGATACCATCGGCAAAGGCGATTTCAAAGGCTTGCTAGTTTTAGACCGTTGGATGGTTGAACCGTCCATGGGTGATCTGGTAACAGAATACGGTCCTCATTTAGGTCTGCCAAAATATTACAAAGTCACTGCGGATGCGCCAGCCTTGCCCCGCATGAAGATTCATTATTCCCGTTGTATTCGATTGGAAGGCGTTCGCTTGCCCTATTGGCAACGGGTCATGGAAAACCTTTGGGGTATTTCCATTTATGAGCGTATATATGACCGCATGCAAGCCTTCGATTCAGCAACGACTGGTGCAGCCCAATTGGTTTACAAAGCATACATCCGGACTTACAAGATCAAGGATATGAAAGAGGTAGTTGCTGCCGGTGGTCCTGCTTTGGATGGCTTAGTTAAGTATACAGAAATGATGCGTCGCTTCCAAGGCGTGGAAGGTATTACCTTAATGGACGCCGATGATGAGTTCGAAGGCCATTCACATACCGCCTTCTCTGGCTTGTCTGATGCCTTGACCCAGTTCGGCCAACAGCTCTCCGGCGCGCTTCAAATCCCGCTAGTTAGATTGTTTGGCCAATCTCCTGCTGGCTTCAGCACCGGTGAAACAGACCTACGCAATTATTACGACAACGTCAAGACTCAGCAGGAGCGAGAACTTGGCGTACCACTGGTTACCATTTTCCGTGCCTTGGCGGCATCTTGTGATATCAAACTTCCCGACGATTTCGGGGTAACCTTCCGATCATTGTGGCAACTGAGTGATACTGAAAAATCGACTATTGCTCAAACTACTTCCGGTTCGATTCTGGCTGCTGAAAGTGCTGGTATAATTGATCATGCGACTGCGCTCAAAGAGTTGAAACAATCAAGTCGTATCACTGGGGTGTTTACTAATATCACTGAAGAGATGATCCAGGATGCTGAAGGTGAAGAAGCTCCGGACGCAAGCGACCTGATTGTTAATCCTCCGGTTGATCCAGCTCAGAAGATTGGGGATACTCGGTGGCAACGTATTCTTAAAAAGGTAAGACTATGAAAAACACACATATCCATGTTCACGTTGGAACGAAAGATGGCGACAGAGAAGATTCTTCCAATATCACTTCTTTGAAAGGTGATTTGGTTCGGCTTGCTTCAAAAATATCCGCCTTGGGTTCTACCACTTCAAATCCGCAATTGAAAAAAGCCTGCAAGGGGGCAGAGCAGAAAGTGGATGAAGCACGGTCGCTTCTCCATGATGCCCAATAAATGATATGCAAAGAATTAATGACCGTAAGCCGAAGAACTTTAGACTGGCTCAACAACGGTTTTTAAAGAGCCGTAAAGCCGAGATCGAGTATGCCCGTAAGCTAAGATCCATCGCGAAACAGGTTGGCCATATTGTGCAGGGATTTGCCCCAAAAGGGGTGGTGTTGAATCAAGAGGCTTTGTTATCATCCTTGCGAAAGTATGCGGAGATGATAACTCCATGGGCAAAGACGGTTGCCAAGACCATGCTAGAGGATATTGCACGGCGCGATGAATCTATGTGGTCACAAATGGGCGAGGATATTGGTCGGAACTTAAAAGCCGAGATTATGGTGACTCCGACCGGTACTTTGATGGCTGAAGCGTTAAACGAACAGGTGAGGTTAATTACCAGTTTGCCACTTGAAGCAGCTGAACGGGTGCATGGGCTGGTTTTGATGGGTATGACGGATAGCACCCGAGCAAAGCAAGTTGCCGAAGATATTTTGGCGACTGGGCAAGTGACCAAAGGCCGCGCCAATTTAATAGCTCGCACCGAGGTTTCTAGGGCGGCTACTGAGCTGACGAAGGCACGGGCTACCCAAGCAGGGGTAACGCATTACATATGGCGTACGAGCGGGGATAGCGATGTTCGGACTAGCCACAAACACATGAACGGAAAGGTGGTGGCTTTTGCAGAGCCTCCTGAAGTGGAGCCAGGTAAGTTTTATCATGCAGGTAGCTTTCCCAATTGTAGATGTTATATTGAACCAATAATTTCAGAAGAGGAGTAGTAAAATGAACATGGAAAAAATTACCTACGCAATACGTAACTGGAAAGCTCATTGGAGAGCGTTCTATCTTGGCTCTTACATCGTAATCGAATGCGCGATTGCTCGCACCCTTGGCGCTTATGAAGGCCGCATAGCCGCATTCGGTACTGTGGATGCGATACTGACTCGCGCAAATCCTAAATGGTATCAATCCAAGCATGTTGACCTTGGATGTATCGGAAAGCGCGTCGTCACAACTGCGTTCGTCAACTACTTGCGCGACGACATGAACGCCGCTGCCGGCGCTGCTGACGTATCCACGTTTAAATATCATGGATGCGGAACAGGTGCCGTGGCCGAGGCAATTGGTGATACAGCTTTGGGCGCTGAATGCACTACCGTTTTAAACCCAGACTCCACCCGCTCAATTGGAACTCAGGTTGGCTCTACTGCGAAAACGTATCAATCTGTAGGTACATTGACATTTGACGGTGTTGCCGCTGTAACCGAACACGGGATATTTAATGCTGCTGCGGCTGGTATTTTGCTTGACCGTACTGTATTTGCTGCAATTAATACGGCATCCGGTGACTCAATTCAGTTTACATATACTCTGACCATAGCTGATGGTGGTTAAGCCATGACAATTACGACAGTAGACGGAATCATCGCTGCCGCAAAACAGCGAGTATTGATAAATAGATCAGCCTCACGCACCGCAGTTGCAGCTGCACCATTCAGTGTGTTTGATCTGGCAGGTGTTCCTGGCAGCGGTGTGCTTGCTGGAACAAGTACCACAACTGGTGTAGTTCCTACAGATGCAACAGCCGGATGCCCAACGATCAATGCTTTTGGCGGAAGCAATACCGGATATATCTCGCGCATAGAAGGAAACAGCCAAGTGTCCTGCCGCATTCAGCTTTATGACATGCTATGGAAGGCTGGCGCTTATGCATTCAACGTCAGCACGTCCGGTAATAGTCCGACTAGTTATTCTAGTAGAGTGCCGGGTGGTACGGACTATACTGGGCTTGAGCTGTGGCTTGAACAAGTCACAGCGGGTACGCTGGTGCAGAACGTCAACGTAAACTACAACAACGAATCAGGTGCGGCTCACAGCACAGGGGTAATTGCCTGCCCTGCCGCCATGATAGTAGGCCGCATGTTTCAACTTCCTTTATTGGCTGGTGACAAGGGCATACAGGGCGTTACCGGTGTGGCAGGTTCGGTAGCTTCTGCTGGTACATTTAACTTGCTGGTGATGAGGCCATTGGGAGAAGTTCGCATCCGTGTTGCCAACGATGGAATTGTACAGGATGCGCTATCGACCGGCCTGCCGA